CCGTCTACAAATGTATGACCCTGAATGACATGAGGTGTGAAAATGTAAGGAATAGAAAAAGAAGCGCGTAGAGCGTCCCATAACATCATGTTTTTTCCAAAAATAACTAATTTTAAATCAGTTAGATCAGAGGCAATAATATGAAGAGGAACAGACGCATCTCCAACACGGAGAGTATCTAAATTTAAACCCCGTTTTTGAAAGGCTTCTTTTAAAACTTCCTTTATTTTTGCTCCATCGTCTACACCTTGTTTTTCGGTAAAGGAAAGCAGGGTTTGTAAGCGTATAGGATTCAAAGTATCCTGCATATTTCCCAAGATTTCGGTAAGTTCAGTAAACGCATCTAAATCAAAATCAAATGCTATTAATGTAGCGATTAACGCACCAATAGAGTATCCGTAGATGCCCCCTGAAAATCTTTCCACTAACGATATAGCAGATTCTTGTGCTATTTCTTTAAGTGCACCTACTTGAAGAGCACCACGCATGCCACCACCATTTAACGCTAGAATGTTCATTATATGTTCTTTGATATAAGTAGTAAAATGCTTCGCGCAAAAGATTTATGGAAGCAGGAAGAGGAACGCAAGAGTTCTAAAATGCAGGCCATGCGTCCAGTTTTATCCAATTTATGTTCTCAACTTAAACTGTACGCTATTCAAAATCCCCAAGCTCCTTATTTTGCCTACGATGTTCCCTCTTTTGTATTTGGATATCCTCTTTACGATCATCGAGAAGCAGTCGAATACGTTCGGGATGCTTTATTGGAACAAGGATTTCAAGTATGGGTCAGTAACAGTTTAACTCTAGTCATTTCCTGGATTAAACCGCAAAATCAACAACCACGATTAAGGGCGCCTCCAAAAACAGGAGCAGATTATCGTCCGTTTGTGTACGATGATTCAGCAATGAACTATTTACAGAGTCGTCTGTAAATCGTTAAAAATGGACTCATATGTTTGCGAATAGAAGATAGGCAAGAAATGTGCGATCATCCAGAGAAGCAACTGATTGTGGAAGAAGGTCAGCGTGTATGCACTTGCTGTGGAATAATATTTGAACAAATTATAGACGAAGGAGCAGAATGGAGATACTACGGAGCAGAAGACAGACATGAAGATCCTACGCGTGTAGGTTTATCAATCAATTCATTACTACCAGACTCATCTTACGGATCAATGATGATGAACAAGAAAGTGAACTCACCCGCTTTCAAAAATATTCAAAGACTTTCGGCATGGTCTCTCGCATCCCATTCCGAACGGTCATGGTTATCGGCAATGGAAATACTGAATCAGTATTCGTATCGCCATGGATTTACAAAGGCCATCCTTCAAGAGGCATGTGCTTTGTTTCGGTCACAAGAAGATGCTCTTAAACTTCGAGGGGAAACGCGTCGTGCTTTAATGGGAGCAGTGTTCTTTGTGGCGTGTCGTCGATTTGGAGTATCACGAACACACGAGGAAATAGCGTCAATATTTGATGTATCAACTCGCTCGTTGTCCAAGGCAATTCAGCAATTCGGTATTCAAGCAGAAGAGAATCCCTTACTAAAAACTCAACTTTCGTTGGCGGACCGTATGATGAACGGTTTGTCGGTGAACGAACAACAACGAACAGAGATATTGGATGCGATCAATGATGTGTTTAAGTCTCCAGACGAAGAACTTGAACATACGCCAAAAGTTATGGTAGCAGGACTCATATCAAAAGTGTTATCGACGGGAAAAAACAAGGTAGAAATGAGACGATTCTTGAAAGAGTTTTCGGTTCATTCGGGAGTATCGGTGGTATCTATTCAAAAAGTTATGAACGCGATGTAAAATTTACAATGATTACATAACAGGGATGTCCAAGGTTCTGAATGAAGAGAGGTTTAATCCGTCTCGTCTATCTGGACTTTCTTTATGGATGGACGCAGGAGATTTAACAACTATAACAACAACATCAACATCAAACGTTACTACTTGGACTGATAAATCGGGAAAAGGAAATAATCTTGTAACAGATTTTACAACAAGTTTTTTACCTACAAATATTCCTGGATGTCAGTTATGGTTAGATGCTACTGATCCTAACGGAAATGGAACTGCTCCTCCGGCTAATAATACATCTATATCAGTTTGGGGAGATAAATCAGGAAATTCTAGAAACTTAACGGTTGGTTCTGGAACAACAACGTATTCAACATACGAAGGAAGAAGTTCTATATATCAGAATGGTTCTTATATGACATATTCAAATTCTACATCAACAGTAGATTTAACACAGTATACATTTTTCATAGTAGCATTATCGCAATTAAGTTATACTAATCAAACTGTTTTTGCTGCTTCTCCTGTTTCTCCAAGTGATTGGAGTTGGACAAGTACAACTGGATTTGGTTTATATATTGATGCAGATTTTCCTAAATCAAGATTTTATGGAGGTATTTATCAAAATTACGTCAATGATTATAGCACATCAACAAGTTCAGATAAATATCCATTACGATTGATGTCTTATACTGAAACAGGTACAGGAACTTTAAATTCATATGTAAACGGTAATACAGGATCAGTACAAGTATCTTCTTATACACGAAGTTCAGGATGTCCAGGTTTTTCTTTAGGTGGTGAATATCATGGAACAATTGTTACAGGTGCAACTTCATATACAAATACATCTGAAATATTAGTATTTAACAGAGTTCTTTCAACAACAGAAAGACAGCAGATTGAAGGTTATTTAGCATGGAAATGGGGATTACAAGGAAATCTTCCTACAAGTCATCCATATTATAACTCATTTCCAATCATTACATCACCTACACCTATTTTTACTCCTAAATCTGTTTCTGGACTTTATTTGTGGTTAGATGCAGCAGATTCTTCTACAATTGTTAAGTCTGGAACATCTGTCACTAGTTGGAATGATAAAAGCGGTAATAATTTTAGTGCAACTCCTGTAGATACTGCTGTAACACTTCAATCTCAAAACGGTAATTCAACTATTTACTTACCTAATGTTCGTATGTCAATTCCTAATTTTACTTGGCAATACGCTTTTACTATGATTATTGTTTGTAAACATGATTTAGGAAAAATGTTGATGGGATTAGGAACTGGAACTAATCCGTTAGCACTTGTTTTTACAGGAAACTGGGATTTAATTTATAGAACGAATCCAAATCTTTCTACAAGAGATCCCAATTATACATCAGGAGGAACTCCTACACCAGTAGCACCAGCAAATCAATGGTTTATTTTTACAATTGGTTACAATAATGGTTCTTATCTTACTAACTACGGTATTAACGGAACACCATATAATGCAAATCCAGTAACACCTGTATCAGGTTCTCAAACAGGTCCATTTATAATAAATGGATGGAATGGTAGTATATATGGAAATCTTCAAGTAGGAGAAATTATACATTACAATTATTCGATATCTACTTCACAACGACAACAAATAGAAGGATATCTTGCATGGAAATGGGGATTAGTTGGAAATCTTCCAGTAAATCATCCATACAAAAATAATCCTATTAACATTTATCCAATTGTGTCTACTACAACATTGAATCAACCCTCTATCTATTTTCAAAATGGAGCACAGATGCAGTCTATTTACAATTCAGGTTTTGTTTCATCAGTTCTTCCTACTAGTATACCTGGTTGTCAGTTATGGTTAGACGGTGCTGATTCTTCTACTATCGGTATGTCAGGTACGCGTGTAGTATCATGGGCCGATAAATCTGGAAATGGTTATATTGCTACTCAATCACCTTTAACAACAGGAACAATCACAAAGTCAACACAAAATAACTTGAGTGTAATTGCGACAAATAGTCAAGTCATGACTATTCCTATTTTTTCTTGGACGGCGTATGCAACTATATTTTTTGTTATTAAAACTCCAAGTTGGTTTTATTGTGCTGGATCAACTGGATATAATGGATATGTTGCTTCATTCAATTATGGTCTCTATAATTTTATTGGATATCCTACTTTTAACGACTCTGTTCTCCCTCTCGGAACACAAGTTATTCCTACGAACCAGTGGTGTATATTTTCTATTGGATATGGAGGAGGAACTCAAGCAACTAATTACTGTATTAATGGAACACCTAGATCAACTACAACAATTACTCCGGTTGGAAATTCTACCATAGTGACACCAATATGGTTTAGCGGTCGTTGGGATACTGTAACCGGAGATAATGCTATTATTGGAGAAATTATACATTACAATTATTCGATTTCTACTTCACAACGCCAACAAATCGAAGGTTATCTCGCATGGAAATGGGGATTACAAACAAATCTTCCTACAAGTCATCCATACTATGTATCACCACCAAGCTCTTCTAAAACAATGATCATGCTCTATCAATGTCCTCAAATTAGTTCAACCATGCGATTTTCCGTAGGAAATGATGTTTCAGGAAGTGCTTTTGGATTAGCACAATCAAATGGAACAGTTTATTCTCCTTATCAATACGCTTACGGAGATACGTATTGGAGCGTAAATATTACTGCTTATACTCTTCCTAATGTTTCAATTGCTATTTGCGATGGAATAACAAATAGTATAACAGGAAATTATAACTTTAATGCAAACTTAGATAATCGTATTAAAGCTCTAAAAAATACCATAACAAATACACCTTATGTTCTAGGAACATCAACCAATCAATATTCTGTTTTTACATCTTCTAACTTTCATGTGAACGAAATTATTACTTATAATCGTGCTATTTCAACAACTGAACGACAAGAAATTGAAGGATACTTAGCATGGAAATGGAACTTAGTAAACTTTCTTCCAATCGGTCATCCTTACAAAAGTTTTCCACCTTCAGGAGAACAAGTTGTTCCTCAAAACATTGCTCCTAATATATACACGGGTCTTCTTTTATGGTTGGATATGGCAGATACTACGCAATATACAAAAAGTGGTAATATCATTACAAGTATAAGCGATAAAGCTTCATCAAGTCTTTTTACAATTGGTGGTAATACAAGTATTCTAACTTTATCAAGTATCGGAACTTTACCTTCACTTTACTTTGCTGGAAATCGTAATAATCCAATTACTTCTTCATCAAATCCTTTTATCTATAAAACTTTAAATGTTCCACCACAAGGAAGTGCTATTTCAATAGTCTTTACACCTTCACAGTATCAAAGTAGTAAACTTGCGTTATTTTCATGGAGCAATAATAGTCCTGCTCTTGGTTTCAATAGTCCAACAAACGCAAACAGTCCTCTACAAACGTATAATCCATCAAATTCTGGTTTTTATGGACCTACTCTAAGTTTAACATCTTCATCTCCTACTATAGTTTATTGGGCTTGGTATGGTGGAAATATGGTCTATCTTTCATGTAACGGAAACACGCTTTTATCAACTACACAAGGTTCAATAACATATAACAATACATCCACAAACAATGTATTTTATATAGGAAACGATTCTGGATATGGAGCAAATTTCAATTTAGGAGAGTTATGTATTTATAATTCCTATCTTGAAACACCATTTCGTCAAATTATGGAAGGATATTTAGCATGGAAATGGGGTATTGAATCAAATCTTCCTACTACTCATCCTTATTATTTATCAGCACCCACCCTTCAAACTTTAACGGATATAAATGAGATTTCCTTTCCTACAGATATATCATCTCTTACTTTATGGATAGACGCAGACGACTCCTATACCATATCTAATATCGGTTGTAATGTAGTTGGATGGACAGATAAATCTCCTGTTATAAATAACTTTTTACCAAACTCTGTAGTCTTACCATTATTATCGAACTTCGGATTAGCATCAAGACCTTCTGTATATTTCGGTCCTGGAACTTCAATGAAAAGTTTATATAATAGTGGAGCATCAGGGACTCAATTTTCTTCGTTTATTGTAGCATCTGTTCCAAATCTTTCTTACATGTTAATTTCAACAGGACAATTAACTACTGCAACTACTGCTACGGCAGGCAATTCTTTTGCATTTTACGCAGGTAATGGAAGCACTTCTGTTTATTCTCCATATGTATTTGCAGGAACAGGTATAACCAATTTAACAGTCGGAAACTATTCAACAATTTGCGGAACTACTTTTGAGTTATTTGCTAATTCAAGTGGGAATATACTTAATGGAAACATGGTCTTTGCTAACACATTATCTAGTACATCAAATGTAACTAATAATATAGCACCAACACCATGGGTAATAGGAGATTGTTCTGGAGATACTATATCTAAATCATTTCATCTTCACGAAATGATAACTTATTCACGAAACTTAACAGATAGTGAACGTAAATCAATTGAAGGTTATCTTTATTGGAAATGGTTTAATTAAAATTAAAAAACTACTAATGTGAGATAACAATGGCATCGTTCTCTTTACCTCCATCTCATCCGTTCGCCAATGTGCGTCCAGGATATGCTGGGTTTGAATCAACACCACCGGGATCAATAGTAAATGTAACATCAAGTTATATAGGAGCAGCAGGAGACTATGCAAATAACAATATAACTTTAAATCTTTATTCTACTACTGGTGGAACTTGGAACGTAGCAACACCTGCTGGTTTAACTTTAGTTACATCTCCTACAAGTAATGCACAGACAACTATAGTTTATAATGGAGGAATTAGAAGTACTACTTATACGTTTAATAGTATAACTTTAACCAATGGTCAAGGTACAACTATAACTTGGACCGGACCTACACCTTCCGTTACACTTACGGTTCCTCCACAATCTGCAACTATTACTAACGGTTATTATGATCAGAGTTATATCTATATTACTGCTTCAAGTGCTCAATCATTAGGTGCTCTTATTCCTGGAATAACTGATTACTATGTTAAATGTAGTAACAACACTTCATATGTTGGAGTTGATACACTAACTACAGCATTGGTTCCATATCCTGCTGGAACAACATTTACTCCTGGAACTACAACTCCTCTAAGTTTTAATGTAGCTTGTCGTTCAAATGGTATTTTAGGACAAACCAGTACTGCTTATACTGTAAATATACTTCAACCTGCTAGTCCAACTGTTACGATTACTGCAGTGCAAACTAATATTACTTTAACTTGGACAGGAACAACTGCTAATAGTATAGCAAGTATTAGTTACGGAGGTGGTATTATTGCATCAAATGTTACGAGTCCCTATGCGTATACAGTATCTACACCAGGTAATTATAGTTTTCAAGTTATTTCAACTCTTTGTGGATTATCAACTTATAGTTCAGTTGCTAATATTCAAGTAGCTCCTACACAGCCAGCAGGTGTAACTGCTACTGTTACAGGGTTATCTGTTAATTTAAATTGGACAAGTCCAGTAGGAAATGGTTATTCATATACTGTTTCTGGAGACGGAACAACATCTGTTCAAACTGTAAATACAAATACTGCCACATTTCCAATTGTAGCTGTAGGATCACAAATATTTCATATTACATCAATATACTCTGGTATTTATAGCACAACTTGTAATATTACTGTCAATGTAACTACTACACCCCCTTACAATTTAACTACTTCTACTTACGGTTCTACAGTTACTGTTAACTGGAATAACAGTACTCCTGGTGCTACTTTTAATGTTTCAAATACGTTTAATAATACAACAACTGGTGTTACAGCAACAACATATTCTTTAGCAAGTATTCCATTAGGAACATACACATTTTATGTTACTTCTATTTCACAATCAATACCATCTACATCAGCATCTATTACAGGAACTGTAACATTAGCAGGACCGCAAAACTTTACAGTAACAACACTTGATTCAACTGCTACTTTAAACTGGACAGAATCTACACAAGGATCTTCATTTGATATTTGCTATGGAATATCTCCACCATATAATTATATTTCAGCTGCTTCTGGAACAACATCAACTACAATTCCTAATCTTGCTGCTGGTTCTTATTCTTTTTTTATACGTTCATCTTTACCAGGAGGATCAACTAGTTCTTATTCATCTAGTAATGGAGTAATTGTTGTTGCTAAACCTACAAATTTTGTTGTAAGTAGCACTGGTTCTATAATTAATTTCTCTTGGTCAGAAGTTACTAGTGGATGTTCATTTTTAATTTCAAATATAGGAAATGGTAGCAATTATACTACAACTTCTACAACTTATAGTAGTAATACAGGTAATGCTTTTGGCTCCTGTAACTTTACATTAGTTGCCTCAAATACAAGTAGTTTTAAATCAGCAACTGTAAACTCAGCAACTATATATGTTTTAGCAACTCCTGCTCCTACAGCAACAAAAACAGATTCAAGTATAACAGTTACATGGCCTGCTATAACATATGCTAATTCATATACTATAACTTCTTCACCTACTGGTTTAACAGATCCTGCTCCTAGTTCTTCTATAACTGCTACATATACAAATGTTCCTCCTGGAACATACACATTTTCAGTAGTTGCAACCGATGCTAACGGAGATACAAGTTCAGCAGGAACAACTGGTTCAGTTTCAGTTCCAGTTCCTGCTCCTACAAATTTTAGTGCTGTTATGTCTACTTCAAGTACTGTTTACTTTACTTGGGATGAAGCAAATACAAATGTTATAGCATTTACAATAAGTCCAATTCCATCAGGAACTACTTTAATAAGAAATGGAAAAACTGCTAGTTTAACAAATTTTCCAAACTCCGGAAATTACAGTTTTACAGTTTCAGCAGGATACGGAACTTTAACAAGTCCGGCATCATCATCTATTAATGTATATGGGTTTCCAACACTTAGCAATGCTATAACTGCTTCATGTAGTCTTGTGAACGGAGTATATGCTGCTACTGTTTCAAATGTTATTTCTACAGATCAATGGTCTCACTATCCTGATGGAACTAATTTAAACACAACAGGAGGTTCTTCATCAAATGTTGTTGTTCAATATTCTGGAAATGTAAATCCTCCACCAATATCATCTGGAACAGCAGGTAATTATTATGCTGAATTTTACAGTCAAAAAACGTATATTTCTAATACTATTTCTAGCAGTTTTCCTTTTTACGTAAAACCACCTTCCATTTCTTCAGTAACTGCGAGTGGAGGTTCAATTACGGTAAATTGGAATGATTCTGATAAAGGAAGTTGTACTTATTCAGTGCAAAGTTCAGATGGAACATTTAGTTCAAACAGTATTACTGCGGGTACTAAAACTGTTACTTTCAATAACGCATCAATTGGCTCAAATTATATTTTTACCGTATCTTCTAGTTTTTCAAGTAATTCTAACTTTACACGAAAATTTATAAGATCATCGGACGGATCAAATGTTACCCAAGATACAATTTCTATTCCTTACACTATTTATGCTCCATCTCTTACAAGTAATGTAACGCCGTTGGCAGCACCAACAGGATTGATTGCAAGTGCATCTGGAACTACAATAACAGTAAGTTGGAACACTGTAACAAATGCCACTACATATTATGTATACACATCAACGGGATCAAATAATGTTGGAAATGTAACAACTTGTAAATATACTGGAACAGTTGGAACACAGGAAAGTATACAGGTTCAATCTTTTTCAAATAATGTCGCTTCAAACATTACATCTGTTTTCAATGTTACACCTACTTCTACACCAGTTATAACTTCTATAGTACAATCTGGATCAACAATAACTGTTACTTGTGCATCTACTGTATACGGAACTCTATCTATAAACACTCCTACTGGATTAACATTAACAAATCCACAATTTACTTTTACAGGTGCTTCTGCAGATAAACAATATTTTTTCACGATTAGTTCAACTGGAACTAGTTCTACTTCAATTAATTCTTCAAATTTTACAACTATTAATACACCAACGAATGTTACTGCTACTGCAAACGGAACATCTACTATTACAGTAAATTGGTCTTATCCTTCTTCTTCGCTTGTTACACCAAGTTCTTATACAATTGTGGTAAATGGGTATTCTAATGGTTCTGTAAATCATCCAACTACAACATACACATATAACCAAACTGCTGGAACAACAACATACAGTAACTATGTAGTTCCGATAAATCCAACACATACAGGTACTTCTACTCCTACAGTAGTTGTTCAAGATATAACTACAAATGCAACAATAACTTCAGTAAATGGAAATGCTAATAAAATTAGCATATGTTTTACA